AGTGATCTGGCCTCGCGATACTTGAAGTTCAAACGGTTCGATCCGTCCAAACTGCGAGACTGATGGTGTCGTGACGGTCATGTTTTAACAATCCCATGCCCTAAGGCTTTTGTTGATCCGGCTGTTCGGGTCCCTAGCGGTCTTTTCGCTGGTCAGCTTGCTCTTCATGCCCGACATTCTCGCACAGAAAGATGCCTTTCGCCCAGCATCTTTTTCCGTTTTCGGCTTCGGGGCTGGCGGCTTGAGGTTCATGCCCTCCGCCTTCGCCGATGCGCGCCCCTTGGCGTTCAAGCCGCCTTTTGGGTCCTTCCCCTCCGCTCGCGTCCATGCTGGAGACTTTGCCATTAGCGCATTCCAGCCTGAACGACGTATGCCGTGACAGTGCCGGACCCGGCGGTGATGTTGATGGACAGGGCGTGGTGCGGAACCGTGATGGAGCCGTTCGTTGCGGCCGTCAGTCCCGAAAAACCAGTCGGGGTGGCCCAAACAGTCGGCGTACCAGTGGACGGATCGTCCATGGAGATTTCGATGCTGTAGGTCGGTGAACCGGTGATGGTGACGACAAGGCCGACGTTGAAAGGGTTTTGAAAGCTGTCCGACGCGATAACTGCGCTGCGACCAGTGTCTGTTTTTGAAATCGTAACGGGGGTCATATCGCGTCTCCTGTGGGGTAGAAGGGGCCTTTCGGCCCCTCCGTTAGTACTTGGCCTTTGGGGCAGCTGCCGACATCAGCGGCATGCCGTGGACGCTCGCGCCACCGATGACGTTCTTGCTGCCGGTCGCGACGTGAGCAGAGGTGTTGCTGCTCTTGTCGGTGCCGGTTTTGACCGTCTTGGTGACAGACATGGCGGGTTTTTTGTTACCGGTGCGCATTGGTGTCACTCCTTACGGCTGCTGAGCGTAGACGAGGGTCACGCGGACGTAACCGGCCGTGGTCGCGCCGGTCGGGGTCACGGTGACCACAACGGGTGCGGGGGTCGGAGCGGCAACGCCCAGAACCGACACGTTCGACATAGCAGCCAACTGAGCGGCAGTGAAGGTCGGGGTGATGCGGCCGGTGGCAGTCTTCACGTCAACGCCGCTGGCATACTGAGTGCCAGCTGCTGCAGTGCCGACCGACAGGACAGCCGAGCTTGCCGAGTTGAACGCGGTCAGAACGTCAACGAGAATGTTGATGATCTTTGAGCCAACAGGGATGTAGAGCGTCGACGACACAGCGGTGGTGCTGTTCTGGGTGATCGAGGTTTCCTGTTCGAGAACCGCAAGGCCGAGGTTCGGGCCATTGGTTTCGCCGGTCTTCAGGGTGCCGGAGCGGACGGGGCCGCTGAAAGTGGTAGTACCCATTTGGGCATCTCCTTGCACGGTGACCGCCCTGTCTGTGCAAAGTCCGCTGGGCGCGGTCAGGACGGAGTTTCAGCCCAGAAAAGGGGTAGGGGAGCCCGAAGGCTCCCCCAAGTTCTGTCCCTTAGGAGGGGAACGAACCGAAGATCGAGCGCCAGTTGTAGTACCCGAAGGAGTACCGCTCGTAGCCCTTGACCAGAAGGTTATCCGTAACGAAATCGACTTGCATGTCGGTTTCGAACTTCACACGCTCCATGTACGACAGGCCGTCGATGTTGGTCAGCAGGAACCAGTTGGATGCCGAGGTCAAGAAGTCGTTGACCATGTATCCTTCGGGCAGGCCGCCAGCGGTCGACATGATTGCGTTCACGTCGTTGTCGGCGGTGCCGGGACGCAGTTCCGTCTTCGTCAGGCGGATTGCGACCGGTTCCAACTGCGGCGGAACGACCAGTTTACGGCCGCGAGCGAACACTTTCAGGCCAGCCTGATCGCGGAAGTTGGTACGGATCGAGATCATGCCATTCAGCAGGGTCGCTTCGTTCAATTCCACTTGGGTGGTCGGGGTGTTTGCAACAGTGCCGCCGTCGATGGGGTGGTTGGTGGAGCAAAGCGCCACGCCGTCACCACCGATTGCGCCATTGTAGGTCGTCGCGGTGTTCAGGACGTTTGCACCGTAGATTTCCTTGGTCTGCTGGAAGCTCTCGATCAGACCGAGGTTCGACGGGGCGAACTGGGTTTTGTACAGGTTGTCGTCGACGGCTTTGCGGGTGATCGCGTAGCCCAGACCGATTTCAACGTGCTCTTGGTTGTAGATGAAGCGCTCACCGGCGTTGTTGTCGAACGCGGTTTGGCCACCTTCAGTCTTCAACTGCGCAAAGCCAAGGTAGCGCATCTCGGCAGTACGCTCGAGAGCCATCTTGGAATTGTGCTTCGTGAAGATTTTGTCGTACTGAGACGGGATCATCTCGTACTTGCCTTCAACGCCACGGAGGCCGGGGAGCAGAAGGTCTTTAATGGCGGAGAGATTGACAGCCATGTTTCATGCTCCTCAGATGCCGGTCAGCTGTTTGGTGCTGACGTTGTTGAAGGCCACGATGACGAGGTTATAAGCCCCGGCTTCGGTGCCCGGTGCGCCGGGTGGATCGATGTCCAAGCCCACGATGCGGAAAGGCAGCGTGTTCGTGGTACCGACCGTCGACATGTCGACGGATGCGCCGGAAATACCGCTCATGGTGTTGCCGGTACCAATGGCGAAGTTCACGTTCGCATTGATGTCAGCAGCGGTAGCGCCGGTAGCGCCGGTCTGGGCGATGAACTTGGCGTTCGGATCGTTGACGATGTAGCCCTCGACAGTCTGCGAGGAGGCAACATCCGAGCCGGGCCAGTAGTTCGACCACACGGTACGCTTTTGCGAAACCGAGAGGTACTTGCAGCCTTGGAAGACGCCAGCGATCTGGGTCGTGCCGGGAGCGCCGACAACGACATAGCCGTTTGCATCAGGAAGGACGGGGTCGCCATAGAAGATGGCGGAGGCGTTGTAGGCAATGCGAACGGCAATTTGTTCGTAGGTCGGTGCCGACCCGTTGCCGCTGTACTGCCGGAAACCGAAAGGCGCGGAGGTGTTCGCCATAACGGGTATCTCCTTTGCAGGAGGTCCATCATCGCGCACCGGGGCGAGTGTAGAACCGTGGGTTTCAATCTTCCGCACCGAGCGGAGAGTGGCTGCATACTCTCACGTCACAACCAGATTGTCAAAGGGTCACCCTTAACGGTCGTCAGTATCGTTTTGGGGCGCTTTATTTGTCGCCCCTCCGTTCATAAACGTGGAGACGTAGGGCTCGAGATTGTCCCAAGCCTCTTGAACGGCGGGAGTTCCCTCCCGCCGTATCGCTTTTCTGAGGCGGTCGATCTTGTTGTAGATCGTGACGGCCTTAATCATGCCTCAGGGATCGGCATGGCTTCATACCCCTTCTTGATCTTCGCCATCTCGTTGCCCTTGTTGGAGCGTTCGAACTGGCCAGCCGGGGCTGCGGAGAGCTGCTCTTCCTTGGCGCGAACCTGCAGGCGGGCGCGGCGGAGTTCGATCTGGCGAACCTCTTCCGTGATCTCTGCGGGACGCTCCATCAGGACCATGCCCTTGCGGGTGATCTCTACGCCCTTGTAACCAGCGGGCATCATCTCGGGGTGGCGGCTTGCAGGCACAGCCTCCCAGCCGTCACGGGCCAGCTTGACTTGGTGTGCCGGGTCTTCCGCGCCCAGAATGGTCTTGGTCTTCCACTCGTAGGTCCAGCCGTCAGGGATGACGCCGGGCTCGACGTAGAATTCGTCGGTGCCGTCGTCGAGGTTGCCGTCACGGTGAGAGCGAAGCTCTGCGGCCTTGCGGGCTGCGCGGTCGCGGGGGCTTTCCTCGGCCTTGGCGTTGGGACGCATGGTGGGACGGACCTTTTCAAACTCAGTGCTCATTGCAGTTTACCTTCTTTCTGGAGCGCCATCTTGTTCTTGGCGTAGTCCTCGGGCTTCATGTTCATCATCTCTGCCATCTCGCGCTCTGCCGCCGTCAACCGGACGACATTGCTGCGGTTGGACCCGCCACGGCTCACGGGAGCGGCCGCAGGGGCTGCGTCACGGCGCTGGGTGACCTTGGCTGCAGATGCGGATGCATCCTCTTCAGGCTGCGCCTTAGGCTGGCTCACCTTCAGGGTCTGCTCGATTGCCGAGAAGTACCCGTCGGTGTCCGGGGTGTAGCCGTCAGCGACAGCCAGCTCGTGAGCCGCAATCATCTTGCGGTTCAGGCGGGCGTCCTTGACGAACTCGGGGTGCGCACGAACCCAGTCGGCCGACCGTGGGGTCAGTTGCGCCGCAAACGCCTCCACGGGGTCAGAGCTGCGCGGCGGCTGGGGCTGAGCCTTCGGCTTGGCCTTCATCGCCTCAAGACCGTTGTTCAGCTGCTGAAGCTGCGCTGCGGTCTCGTTCATCTCGCTGTTGATCTCGGCGGCCTTTGTGAAGTCGCCGTTCTTGAGGGCCATCGCATAGTTGGCCTTCAGGATTTCGCTGTCACGGTTCAGCGTCTGGATGGCGTTGGCCACCAGCTGGATATCGCTGTCGTCCTTGTCGTTGCGGGCCATACGCTCGCGCTCGCCAGCCTCGTGGGCTTTGCGCTCGGCATCCATCCTGCGGGCGCGCTCTGCGTCCAGCTGGCGCTTGAGTTCGTCAACGCCTTCCTCAGGCTTTACGATCTCCGGAGCCTCGGACTGCTCCTCTTCCTCTTCGATGTCCAGTTGGACCTCGAGGTCTTCGGCTTGTTCCTGATCGGACATGTTGGCCTCCATTACCAGACTGCGTCAGGGTGCGGAACGCGGCCCCGAATGTTGATGTCGTCGAAGATGCGGCAGAGCACACCGTTCACGGTGATCGACCAGCCGTCAGACGGGCGGAACACCAACCAGTCGTGGTCTGAGAAGTTCAGGCCAGAGAACCAGTTGCCGTCCTGCTCGAACGCCTGCGGCCCGCTCTTGACCAGAAGGCCGACCTTGGACTGGTGACGGTCTTCGTCGACGTGTTTGTCGGTCAGGTACAGACCCGACTTGGTCTTCTGCGGGCGCAGGTAGACGGCCAGCAGCACTTGGTTGTGGAACAGTTCGATCTCGGAAAGATCGCCCAAATCCTCAAGAATTTTGTTCTTGGGGTCGTCTTCGTGGCTCATAATCATATGCGGCATGATTGTCCTATCTCTTGTTCACGTTGGTTTCGGCCTCATCCATCAAATCAATGATTTCTCTCTGTTCCGAGAGCCGACCGACGTACTCACGGTATTGATCGTGCGTCGTGATCGCAAGACCAGACGTCACATTCTCGATCATGTTTTTCCTACGGTCTTCAATGAGCTTGGTAAGCTCGCGCCGAAAGGCGTCCATCGTCGTCATCATGTTTATCATCATCCGTTGTATTGGTGGGGTCCCCGGCAGAGGGAGGTGTTGCCGGGGACCACCAGAGAGTTAGGCGTTTTTGCCGTACTTCTCAATCTTCTCAAGGCGACCTTCGCCTGAGCCAGCGCCGAAGCGCATCTTTGGGTAGACCTTGCCACCGTCCTTACGAGCCATGGGAGGCATACCACCCGGCATCGGAGGCACGGGGCCTGCGCCAGCTGCGCCAGCCAGTGCAGCGCCAAGGCCCGGAGGCATACCGCCGGGGTGCGGCATGGGTGCGGGAGCCGCTGCAGGCATCGGCATGGGCATCGCGGGGCGCGGCATCGGTGCAGGCATCGGAGCCTGACGGGGTGCCATGGTGCCCATATCACCATCGTGCCGGGGCGAGATGATGATGTTGATGTTGGTCTTGCCCTTGCCGGTGCGGCCACCGTCCTTGCGCGCGGTGCGCTCGGAAGCTTTGAAGGCCTCGGCAGTCGGTGCACCCTTGGAGCCCGGCTTGCGCATCTTCTCTTTCGAGCCGTCTTCGATACGCTCACGCTTGGCGTGGATGTTGGCATAGAGGCCACCACCGGACTTCTTCTTCGGCGCGTCGTGCTTCTTGTCTTCCGGAGAGGCTTCCCACTCCTTCATCGACATGCCGTGCTTCTTGGCAAGCATTTTGTCTTCGCGCTTGTCCTTGGCAGAGCCTTCGACCATGCCGCCCTTCTTCATGCCGTGCGCCTTGTTGGCCATCATGCCGCCGTCGGGCATCATGTGCATGCCGCCGCCCAAGGCCTTACCGCCACGCTTCTTGGGCTCGCGGCCGCCTTCATCGGGGCCAGCCGAAGAGATCGCGTCCTGATCCGAGCCGCAGGCCATGCCGCCGTTCTTCTTGGCGGTACGACCACCGTCCTTGCGGCGGGTGGTGTCGCCATAAGCACGATTTGCGGCATCAGCATCAAAATAGGCCAGTCCGGGGCGGTCCTTGGTACGACCACCGTCTTTGCGACGGGTCATGTCGCCCTCGCGGCGCTGCTCTTCGCGCATCAGGTCGTTGCCCTTTTTGACCTGATCCGGGCCGGGCTTAAAGGGGTTGCCGTCAGGCTTCGGCAGAGCCTCATATGGGTTCAGGCCGGTATTCAACTTGCCTTCGCCCTTG